CTCGCCGCTTCCCCATGCAACTTATCGTCTACGGTGTTAACTACGAGATTGAGCTACAGAACCTGTTGCGGGTGCTCGATCAGCGAGGCCCTGGTGAACTGGTCCACCCGATCTATGGCAGCCTAAGCGTCGTCTCGCAAAACGTCGAGGTGAAGCATGTTGCCGACAGTCCCGACGCCGCCCAGGTCAGTCTGTTGTTTGTTGAGGACACGCCGGACCTGCCATTTTTCGCCCGTCAGTTTGAGTTCGTCGATATCGGGGTGTTGGACCAGGAAGACGCGTACCGCTGGCAGGATGGGATTTTTGACCTGTTCGGTCGCATCGACTCTCTGGTTGGGGAGATTCAATCTTGGATTGGTGGCGGCTGGGTGGGTCTGATCGAAAAAGCCCTGGGCTTGCCGGGTATCTTTTTGCGCGTGCAGCAGCTGCGTTCCCAGATTCTCGGCGTAGTGTCTGGGGTCGTCTCCATGGCGAAGAACCCTTCGGCCGCGTTCGATCCCTTGGTCGACCTGTTCCGCACGCCGACGCAGATCCGCAGCTCCATCCAGGACAACACACCCAGCACGTCGGCGGCGCTGCTGTCGCGCGCTGGTGTTCCCGCAACCATGCCGGGCGGCGATAGCTTGACCACCGACCCAGCGCGTGCGGCCAACGCCTTTTTGATCAGTGCCCGTCAAGGTGTTGCGCCGGACGCGAGCCTGTTGCCCGACCGCATGCCCGACGATCCCGTCGAGGCCAGCGGGTTTGCCCTGGTCGTCCTGGTCATCACCGAACTGGCCGCAGCTCACGCCCAGGCGGTTGCAATCGTGATTGAGGACGAAAGCAAGAAGCCCACCTTGAGTCCGGTTGAATTGGAGGGTCTGGTTAACCTGGTGCGCTCGTTGGTACAGGGCGCAATCCTGTTACACCGCCGCTTGTTCGACATCGAAACGTCCCTGCCGGTGATCGAAGCCCTGCGCAACACCGCCGCGCTGATCCAGGCCCGTGCTCGCCAAGTCATCCTCTTGAGTCCGCCGATGGTTGAGCGCGAAGTCGAATCACCGGCCAGCCTGCGTCTGTTGGCTCACCGTTGGTATGGTGATCACGAGCGCGCTATCGAGTTGATCCGACTCAATCCCGACCTGAAAACGCCGCACAACATTCCTGCTGGGAGGGTGCTGCGTGCTTACGCTGAATGATCCTGTTCCGTCCATCCGGCTATCCATTGGTGGCCTGGCGCACGACACCTGGGACGGCTGGTCAGTTGAATCCGACCTGCTGACCCCGGCCGATGCTTTCGAGCTGGAGCTGCACACCAAGAACGCGACCCGCTTGCCGGATGTGATCAAGGAAGGCGCGTCCTGCACTCTGACGCTGGATGGCGACCGGGTGCTGACCGGCCAGATCGACGAGTTTGAACATGACGTTTCGCGCCAAGGCATCTCGATGCGCATCAACGGCCGTGATCGGGCGGCGCCGCTGGTGGACTGCTCGTCGCCGTTCGTGTCCATGCGTGAGGCGTCTCTGGCGCAGATCCTCGACCAGGTGGTGAAGCCTTTGGGGGCTTACCAGGTTGAGATACGCGCTGACCAGGCTAAGACCCGCCGCCGTGTCCAAATTGAACCAGGACAAACCGCTTGGGAGGCTTTGCTCCAGGTCGCCGAAGCCAATGGCCTGTGGCCCTGGGTGGAGCCGGATGGCCGTTTGATTATCGGCGGGCCGGACTACACCACTGCTCCCGTGGGCGCGCTGGTGATGCGCGAAGATGGCGTCGGCAATAACGTGCAGCGCCTGAGTGTGCGCCGCTCCATTGCCAACCGATACAGCCAAATCACCGTTCTGGGCCAGCATGGGCAATACGCCAATGATGGGCTGGATACCAAACGTTCGCACCTTCGCTCCCAGGTCCAGGACGAAACCTTGGCCCGTCGTGGGATCTTCCGCCCCAAGGTGGTGGTGGACAGCTCCAGCGAGAACCAGGACATGGCAACAACCCGTGCTCGTAAGCTCTTGGCCGACAGCCGCCTGGAGGGTTTCGAGATCCGCGCTGTAGTCAAAGGCCATCGGGCCGACAACGGGCAAGTCTGGACCCCAGGCCAGCGTGTTTACGTGCGCAGTGAGCCTCATGGCCTGAATGACATCTATTTTCTGATGGCTCGCACATTGCGCCTGGCTCGTGGCGAAGGGGCTATCACTGAGCTGCGCTTGCGTGAAGACAAAATGTGGGTGCTGGACGGTAACAAGGTGAAGAAACACAAAGGCAAGTCCAACCCGGATGCGGCGTTTATCCAGATGATTAAGGGGCTCTAATGAGTGTCATGGCGCAACTGGTACGCGACCAGGTATTACGGGTGACGAGCAAGGTTCGCCAGGCGTTCCGTGCCACGGCCGTTAATAACACTCACGGCCCTTTGATTGGTGTCGAGATGCAAGGCCTGGCGGGTGAGTCCGTGTCGGCTGAGTTGGCCCAGCACTATGGCTTCAGTTCGGCGCCCTTGGCTGGTGCGGAGTATGTGGTGATACCCATAGGGGGTAATAGCAGCCACTGCGTCGTGATCGCCAGTGAAGATGGCCGTTACCGACTCCAGCTCAAGGATGGTGAGGTTTCGCTCTATACGGATGAGGGTGACTACGTGCATATGAAGCGCGGCCGGATGATTGAGGTTGTGACTGATGAGCTACTGTTCAAGGTCAAGAACAGAGTGCGGTTTGAGACGCCTCGGGTTGAAATGTCAGCCGATTTGCATGTTGAGGGCGGAATCAAGGCCGATGGGGAGATTGGGGATCATACGCGGACGATGCAGGGCGACAGGGATCTCTACAATGTGCATGACCATGGAGGTGGCGCTAAGCCATCGCCAACGCAGTGAGATTCTGTTATTAACTTGTGTCCAATTCTTCAGGTCTTAGCATATGGATACCGCTTTCTGTACCTTGAATCGCGTCGCGTACACTGGCCCTCAATTTGCCGCTCTTCCTGACGCACAACGCTCTCTATACCGTAGGCACTTGGTATGTGTGAAATGCGAGACGACCGCCTACTTCCGTAAGGAGGCTAAAAGTGGGCAGGGTCCGTGCTTTGGGGCAAGGCCCCACACTGACTGTCCTCTCGCAACCGTTGAATCTGTTCGCGGTGCTGCGGGGGGTGGCGAGCAGGATATTTTGCACAATCCTGGAACACGCATTGTCATTGATGAAGCTCAGGGGGCGGGCACCATTGTCAATGGCGAGCCTGGTGGCAAAGCAGGAGCTGGAAGCGGCGGTGGGCGTTTTACTGGCACGGGCGCTCGTCCAAATGCCGTCTCACATCGCCGCTTACGGCCCTTACTCAAAAATCTGATTTATTCTCCAGCCTTTCGCACATCTGACATTTACGTCGAGTTACCTGGACGAGGGGCCTGGCCAGCCAGTACGTTGTTCGTCAATTTTTCTGATGTCAGCAAGTGTCGGTCACAAACACTGTATGGTTTTTGGGGCGTCATTTATGACACCGGAACAGGCTCTGACGATTCGTTGTGGATCAATACCGGGGACCGGGACGTTGTAAGCATCGTAATTGATGCAGACTTAGTAAATCCCTTCTTGGAGCGCCATAAGATTACTGTTGACGAGTTGGATGGTTCGCACATTTTAGTATTTGGAACGATCTCAAAGTCTAGTAACGGCAAGCAGTACATTAAGCCCGCTAGCATTGCACTGACCGCTCTGAACGACGACTGATTAGTAGAATAGTCAACCATACCTCGCTTGATTGCGGGGTATTGTTTGGGAGAGCGTAAACCTTAAACCCCCCTGAAATACACTCCCCCCGCGTGAGCCTGCACCATGCATCCCCATGGACGCAGGCATAAACCCAACTACAGGCGACTTGACGGGCCAGCGTATCAAAACGCTGGCAAACGCCGTATACGTACGCCTTATGACCCCCCTCGGAACCTGGTGGAAAGATCCCACCCTGGGCTCCCGCCTGCACGAACTTCGCCGCGAAAAAGATCTCCCTCGGGTGGGCATCCTTGCCAAGCAATACGCCGAGCAAGCGCTCAAACCCCTGCTGGATGACGGCCGCGCCAAGAAGATCACCATCACTACCGAGCAGCCCCATAACGGCTGGCTCACGCTGCAAATCGACATCATCGACGCCACCGGCAATCCGCAGGTGTTTCGCCAACCTGTAAGGGTGATTTGACATGGCCTATTCCGCTCCCAATCTTGAGACCGTCCTGACGGGCATCCTGCGGGATATCAAGGCGCTTAACGACGAAGCCGACGTCGGCACAGACAGTGACCACTACATTCGGTCTGCGGCTGTCTCTGCCGCTATCGAAGGCATCTATCAAAAGCTGGCTTGGATTTATCGGCAGATCTTTCCGGACACTGCGGACGAGGAAGAGTTGGTGCGCAGCGCTGGTATCCGAGGCCTGCAACGTAAGGCCCCGGTGGCCGCGACGGGGCCGGTCGCGTTAAAAGGCACGGTGAAGGTCGAACTGCTGCAAGGCTCGACCTTGACGCACCGTACAACTGGCGAGCAGTTCGACAGCCTGGCTAACGCGATACTTGGCACCGACGGAACCGTTATCGTCGAGGTCAGAGCGCAAACCGTAGGCGCATCGCTCAACGGCTTGACCGGCGACCTGGTCCTCACCAGTCCGCCTTTGGGGATGGACGCCAACGCAAGTTTCGTCAGTGCAACGATTGGCGGCGAAGATCAGGAAAGCTTGGATTCGTTGCTCGCCCGCTATCTCGACGTCATTCAGGAACCGCCTGCTGGCGGAAACCTCGCGGACTACAGACGCTGGGCCAAGGAAGTGGATGGCGTTGAAGATGTCCTGGTGCTAGCCAAGCGCCGAGGTGGGGGCACCATGGACTTAGTGCTCACCGCCAGCACCGGTAATCCCTCGGCCGATGTTATCGCCCGCTGTCAGGAACATGTAAGCAGCGTGTGTTCGGTATATGCCGATGTCTGGGCGTACGCTCCAACCATTCGGACCGTTGATGCGGCGGGCCTGGTTGAAATTGCAGAAGGCTACGAGCTGGCAGACGTTCAAGTCGCCGCAAACTCCGCTTACAAGGCCTTGCTAGGGGCCTTGAAGCCACGCGAGACGCTTAAGGCCTCGCAGATAGAGACCATGATTAGCAACCTTGCCGGTGTGGTTGATCGAAAACTGACTGCACCCACGGGCAATGTATTGGCATCAGACGATCCGCGACTGATTGGCTGGATTCGTCCCGGCGCTATCATCCTGGGGGTAATGGAATGACCGCGCTCGCCGATCAGTTGCGGTTGCTGCTGCCGCCCGTTT